TCCTGAGCACCCAGCCCAGCAGGCCGAATGCGAAGGTGAGAATGCCGTTCCAGATCATACCTGCTTCCATCGTCGTCCTCATAACTCCATCGTGTTACATTCAACCGCGCTGTTGAGCGGCGGTGCTTCAGAGAAAGTGAGCGTCGTGCCGGATACAGAATATCCGGCCTTGCCCTGATACACGCCGTCGATGAAGACCAATGTGTGGTTCTTGGAGATTGGCGTCGTAGAAAGTGTAAAGTTGACCTGCGACCCGGTGCCGGTGAAGCTGTCTGCCGTGAAGTTTAAGGCAGCAACCTGTGCGTCCGTGTAGGCCCGGAGGGCAGTATCGGCAGCCGCTACCTCTGCGTCCGTGTAGGCCCGGAGGGTGGCGTCCAACGTATTGATGTCGTCCGTGATCGCATCTTCGACCGAGGCTGCTGTGACCCTGATCTCGATGCGTCCACCGGCGGGGAAATGCTGCCCGGCAGTTCCTTCTTGGGCCCGGGTCACGGTGAGGGTATCCCCCACGCGGTTTGTGACCTTGATAATCTCCGGCCCAGTGGTCGGGCCAGAGAGCGTGGCATAGAAGTATTCCCCTGCGCTCAGGCTGGGGAACAGGCTGCCCTGCCCCGAGGACAACGCAATACCGGTATCCGTCGCTGACAAAGCTGCAGCGAGCGTGGCAGATACGTTATTCCGCAGGAGCACAGGCATGGCTAGTGGCGGTCCTTGTCCTCGCGCCCAAGGCGCACGTTGATGTCATCAGATACAGTGAACTCACCGGTCTTTACACCGACACGATACCACATGAGTTCCGGTTCGAAACCAACTTCCTCAGTGGGCGCGGTGAAGGTGTCCACATCTACCCATGTCGCATTGTCGATGCTCCGCTGGACAGTCACCGTCGTCGTGGCGGTGAAGGTCGGCCCGGTCAGGGACAGGTTGAAGTACCCCTCCAGCCGGACAGCATCAGAAAAGGTGTTCTCAGCGGTGATGTTTTTGGTTGCGATGGTGGTCATTCGCCTGCCTCCTGCGCTGCAGCGTAGGCTGCCTTGGCGTCTGCGGTGAAAACTGCCTTGGCGATCTTCGCCACGTCCGCATCCTCTGCGCTCAGATCAGCGTCAGGCGTCAGCACATGGCGGTGGAAGGTGCGGCTGATCTCCACGCCGTCCTCTGCGATGATCGTGGCCGTTCTGACCTGCACGATGGGATAACCCGCTGCCAGTTGCAGAACCTCGATCTTGTCGGCGATTGTCATTTTATTCAGTGCCATATTGGCCTCCTTTTACCGTCCTTTCGGACCTGTCCACGCTCGAAGCGCATTAACCATCTTTGCGGGGATCGGTGGCCAAATACAGGCCACCATCGTATCCCTCGACAACACTTGCTTCATCTTCATATGAACCCTCAGGAATAGGATTTGCTCCTTTGCAATCATCCCATTCTCCGATGTTGATAAGATCACCATTCTGGTCTCGAATGATTTTCATAATGGTCATTTTGCAACCCATCCTGTATTGCCAGTTCCACTTTCCTTCACATACAGCGTTGTGCCAGCACCACCTGCAAGGTTTAGATACACGGAACCGGGCGAGGCTGTTTTGCTACCCTCCGGGCTTCCAGTTCCTGCTGATAGGCTGGCAGATGGTGCAGCAGTCCCGTCGCCCAAAAGTATATCCCTGTAAAAAGCACGGCTCTGATACCAAGGATGCGATTGGCCATCGTTCCGGTATGCAACACCATCAACCGCGCCACCGTCATTGTAAAAGACAAGTGGCCCGTAGTTTGCCCCGCTGGTGGCAGCATTGTCTTGCTTCAAATTGTTGTAAAGACCAGTCTGTGCCCCAGTTGCGTCTTCGACAAGACCAATGCCAGAAACCAACGCTCCTTGAGCATTTACAAGTTGTAGAATGCTGTTCGTCTTGTCTTGGATGCGGAATGGCGCGTCAGACCCGCTGATGACTTTATAGCTATTGGAAATCGAAGTGGCGTTAATCACCGTCGCTGAACCAGAGTTTAGGATTAGGGCACGATCAACATTTCCTGATGCGCCATTACCAAAGTGTTTCCAGTCGACAATTTTTACAAAGACACCAATACTATCAGACGCAACATAGACGTGCGCTTCGACTGGACCTTCTGTCCAAAGTCCGTAAAAACAGTTTGGCGAATAGCTGTCGGTTGCAACATACACGTTGTATCCAACATTATCCCCAGAGGAATAATAGTTATATTCGCAGTTCGCCCCGGTGAAGATGTTTCCATTTGTGCCGTTTGCAAAATAAATACCAGCGCCATCATTTTGCAAGCAGCGAATAAATGTAAACACGTTTGCATTCGATGGCAGGTTATTCGCAGAACCACCCCAAACATCAAAACCAGATGCGATATAAAGCCCGTGACTGCCGTTCGAAATGCACTCAAGATTATTGATCTGGTTCACACCACATTGATACATAGCGACGCCAACATTTCCGCATCGTGAAACAGAGACGTTTTCGATTGTTGCTGATGTAAGCCGTAGAAAAGACAACCCGATCTGATTTGTTTTTGTCCTGTCACCAAGAATAGAAAAGTTGCGGAACGCAAGGCCAGCCACATCGTAAGTCCCAGTCACTGTAGGCGTTCCTGCGTTTCTCATTACTTGACCATCGACCGTTGGCCGAATGACTGTAGAATACTTCCCAGCACCTTCAACGCTGACATTCTGAGGAACAGTCAAAGTTGCAGAGGTAAGATACTGCCCAGCAGGAAGCACAACAGTCCCGCCACCTTTGACCACATAGCCGTATCCGGTGAACGGAGTGTCTGAGATTACAAGTGAGCCAGCCGCATCAAGCGCAGCCTGAATGGCAACAGTATCATCTGCAACGCCATCACCGACAGCGCCATAGTCTTTGACGTTAAAGAACGATCCTTCGATCATCCTGTTATGTGCTTTTGTCAGCGCCATGTTTTAGCTCCTCAGGATGCCGTGTATTGACCAGTAAAATAGATGATTGTGTTTGCGGCATCTGCCAAATCGGTTCCGCTTAGGTTCCCTCCAGTAGCCTTGTAACCAAACATAGAACCCGATGCGATCCAGAGTGATGCCGCAACGCCTGTGTTCAAGTAAGTAAAGAACGCCCCACCAATCTGACCGACAGAAAAAGGCAAACCAGTAAGCGTAAACTGGTCACCAGTTGCAGTTCCAGCGTTTGTGCTGATCTGCCCGGTGATTGTCACAAGGTTTCCGATTTTGGTATAGACACCACTTTGCGATGCGTATCCTACACCGGATATGCCCGCAGATACCGCAGGCGTCCACGTCCCCTCCTCATAGTCATCGAACAGTTCGCTTGTGCCAGTGCCAGAGGTGGCAGAGAAGTCGATGCCGTTGCCAGAAGGGACAATCAAATTCCCATCTGCAAGGACAATGTTTTTATCGTATCTGACGGTCAAAGCAGGGTCTCGTCCAATCCGAAAGACATGACTGCCAAGGCCCATTTGATCGTAATAGCAAGTATATCCGCTTTGAAAGATTTCGTTGCTGTAGACACCACCTGAAAACTCATCAGATATTTTCAAAAGTGGTTCATTCGACTGAATGGTTAAAGACTTGACCGTAGCCAGCCCATCAACATCAACAGTCCCAAACTCAGGGTGTCTACCGAAAACACCGCCGTGCTGTTTGATCGTCATTTAATCGTCCCCCATGTCGGAGTTGTGCCGCCCTGCGTGAAGAACACGCTGTTAGATGTTGCCGCATTGTTTACCGTCACACGGATGTGCTGATCGGCAGAGTTGAACCATTGGTCCAGAACCTCGACGTAAGCATAGCCAGATGCACCCCATGACGGGGCATTGGTTGCGGAGACTGCTGCAATGTCAACGGTGAAATAAGAGCCAGTCACCAGATCATTGAAGTCAAACGTCCATCCCGCTGGGAGCAGAGAACGGAAGCCGTAATTCTCACGGAACAAGAACCCTTCTACTGCAAGGATCGAACTGCCTGACAATGAGGCGAAAAGCTGTCGAGTTGAACTGGTCAGCGTGTTGTAGCAGTCACTGACTTCGATGTTCAGCTTGCTCGTCAAAGCACCGCCGCCATAATTAGTGTAGCCAATAGCATACAAACCCATTGGGCCACGAACATCATGGACGACAATGTTTGTTTTTGTGGACTTGGCTTCGACTTCACTTGCCTTGAACTCAACGATGGATCGATCCAGTGCATTCGTCAAAGCGCCTATAGGCTGGATGACAAGCCCATTGACTTCTGTGTAACTCTCCAATGCAGTGGCTTGGTGGATTACAAAAGCATACCGAGGAATGAGAACCTCAGTCAGGATGGTCCCACCAATACTCTTGCCGACGTTCTGCTGATTGTCCAAAAGCTGTTGAAATGCCACAGGCGCAAAAGAGGCACCAAGTGGACTGGTCGCCCCGTTCAGGCGATACTCAAACAAAGGATCAACAAGAAGCGACGTTCCTCCTGTTTGGAAATCAAAATCCAAGCCGTTGGAAATCGAAACGACGTTCTGACGGTAAACCTTTGGCCGCATCACCGTTACATCAGAGCATTGGCTCTTGAAGCTGCGCCCTTGGCAGTCAACGAATGTGGGTTCATTCAGGCGAACAGAGCCACCACGAGCATTGTATGTCGTGCCGAGTATTTTGCCGAGCGTGGCAATACCGTCTGCGTCAAAAGTTCCGCCGCCAACAAGGACGTTTTTCACATAAGGCTGATTGATCGTGACAACGCCCGTAAAAGCGCCGACAGAAATGCCCTTGCAGGCACCACCTGATCCAGCACGAGAAACGCCAACAACACGAGGTTGGTCAATAAGAACGGCCTCATAGTCGCCATAAACAAAGATAGCTTGGTTTTCGTAGGTGGCCGATGCATCAGTGTTGTAGCAATCAACAATAGTCACAGGACATTCAATGTTGACCTGCCCACCTTGCGATGTTGCATTGTGACGAAACCCGATGGCACTTGCGGCTTTGCTGTTGCAGTCGATGTAGAGTGAACCGCCAGTGATGGAGCAGTTATTGACCGCAGTTGTTTCGAGATAGAACAGATCACGGAAGCCAGTGGATGCAGCATCAACCGTAATGGTCACAGCACCCCTGCACACGATATGAGCTTCTCCAGATGCTCGCAGGACGTAAGGCTGGATGGGGCCAGTGACCCGAAAACTTCCTTCCAGATGCACAGGTATGCCAAGTGGAATTGCGTAATCAAAAGCCGCCTTCAAAGCCGCAGTGTCATCCGTCACACCATCGCCTACGGCTCCAAAATCCTTTACGGACACGAAGTCACGCAGGCGGGATTGAACCGTGCGGGTGACTGCACCCGCTCCGGGTGGGACATACTTCGTCGTGCTGGCCTGTGCAGCCTCCTGCAGCGCACCCTCGACGTTGTCTGAGGTGTAATACCCACCAGCGTCAGCGATGCTAATCTCTGCGGCTTGGTCGTGCTCATCCACGAGGTCTGTGATGGAGGCTGCTGTGACCCGCATCTCGACGCGGCTGCCCGTGCTGAACCCGTTGGCCGTCGTGCCCTCTTGCCCACGCTGAATGGCCAGCGTGTCACCGCTCTTGCCTGTGACCTTGACGATCTCGCGCGTGCCCTGTGCGCTCACCAGCGTGGCGTAGAAATACTCACCAGCCGCCAGTGCGGGGAACTTAGTCCCTTCGCCAGTCGCAACGACCATAGCCGTCTCAGACGCATTGATCGCCTGAGCTAGGACACTATCGACGTTGTTTTTCAGAATGACCGGCATCGTCCCTCACAACAGCAAAAAGTCCAGACTGTCGATGTAGTTCTGCAGGTTAGCCGCTGTGACCCTGATCTCCAACCGGCTGTTCGCCGCGAAGGGAATGGCCAGCGTGCTCTCCTGCGCCCTCTCGATAGTCATCACATCATCGGCGCGAGCAGTGACCTTGATGATCTCCATACCACCGGCGGTGCTGCTCAGCGTAGCAAAAAAGAAGTCCCCGGCCCCAAGGACCGGGAACAAGGAGCCGGTGCCAGTGGCAACGGTCAGGGAGGTATCGGTGCTTTGGATAGCCAGCGGTACTGTGGTCGTGGCGTTGTTTGTGATCTTCAGAACCATCGGCTACCTCACGCGAATTTCGGGGCGGTGGCACGCATAGTGCCCCGCATGTTTCCAAGGTTGGCCCGCGCCCGGCGCTCCACCATCTCGCGGAGGAACTGCTTGGCGTGGTAGGACGCCAACTCGCGGTCAGACCAAGCGACGTTCGGAAGCACCAGAAGGTACTGCAGGGCACTGTGCAGGATGGCTTCCTCAAGTTCGTTGAAGATCATCTCATCCATACCCTCAGCATCACGCGATGGCTTCAGGGCGTAGAACATCCGGGTGGTGTAGGTCTTCTCGTCATCCGGCAGTGGCAGGACGATGTACTTGTCAGGCGTCAACTGCGTGATCGAGCGCGGCTCAGACGCCTTGGCCACCACAGCCTCGGGCAGCACGAACGCAGGGTCCTCGTTGAACAACCCATCGTTGTATTCATAGGTGTTGAACGACCCCGACGGCGTCAGGCTCCACACAGTGGAGGGGTCCTCCCCGCTGTAGAGGTCAGCCCACTCAGGATATTGGGACAGGGCCTGCTCCAGCGTTAGCTTCGACAGCGGGCGGTCATTAACCATCGCGTCGAACAGGACGTGGACCTCAGTACCGACAGGCTTGTCGTAGATGTACTCATGTACACCGGGCAGAAGCGGGAACGTGGGCTGGGTATAGCGCCAAGCAAGCGTGCGCTCGCACACGCGGATCGCCGCATCGCGGATGTACTGAATCATCGTGTACTGGGGGCAGCCCGGCACACTTGGGTTCAGTCTCGGTACCAGTGATGCGAACGTGCGTGTCGCCATCAGCCAATTCTCCTCGGGTCAAGCCCTGCTTCATCGCTATCCGTGATCTCGCGGGATTGCAGCGAGACCCCCAGACCCTGCGTAAACGCATCGAGGAATAGCTTGGCACGTCCAGAGTTCACGTGTTCATCGTCCACGGACTCGGCCAGATACACTGTGCCATCCACGATTGTCGGGAAGTACGCATCAATCGGGGCAGCGATTGGATCACTCAGGGCATAATCCGTCGGCACCTTGGCGTATTCTGCAAGCAGTATAACGCCAGACACGGGCCGAGGGTAGAGGAAATACACATTCGGGTTCCGCACGTGCCGCATGAAGTTCACAGGCGTCCCCGACGCCTCACTACGCCACCCGGGG